ATGCTAGATAATTCAAACTGCAAAATCGCCACTGCTGACGCTCTGACATTGCTCCTGCACAACCAGCATGCCCTAGGTGCGGCGATAGAGGAGATCACTAATTGGCTTTCAGAGAATGGCGTAGAGGGTGTTGCAGATAACGCAGTCGGCGCCATGGAAATCCTGGATACAAATGCAAAAGCCATTGCAGATGCGATTATGCGACTACGGCAGTCCTAATGAATTGTCATCAGGAGGATGAAATATGGGTAAAAAGCGGGATCAGGGAAAGCGTACCGACCTTGCTATATCGTTTGAACTAAAAGGTCGGAATGATGGAACTCTCAAACTGATGCAGGAAGGAGACCATTTCTCTATAGTCGACGGGGAAGGAAAGAAGCTCACAGAATTGAGCGCGGCACGGACCGTGAGCCATGAGCGTGACACCGCGACAAAAGGGCCAAAGATTCGTACCAAAAATGCAGCAACTGCCGGAGCGATTTCAATCGGCGGGCTCGCTGAACTCGCAAAGCTAGATTATTTTTTCGCCATCGACACCAATAGCAAACTGTTCCACGGGGTAAAGATATCGGTTGCGTGTTTCGTTGCATTTCAACTTAAAAGAGAGAGCGAAGGCTATAGGCTAGTCCCGGTAGGCCCAGCCCAGCTGCTAGAAATATATGATTGTTACGGTAACCCTGAACTCGCTGCTGTTCTGGAAATTGCCCTTCAGGAATTAGATTCTCAGAAACGGTACAGCGCAGATCATAAATTCAGTGTCGGGATCATCACTGACACAGAACTAGGGCTTCACAACGCCATCAATAGTCGTTCATCCCCTGTCTATAAAACTCAGTTTTTGCCGGAAGGCTTCTCACTGATTTATGCCAGTTCCGACACCGGAAATGAGTTGCCGAATACGCTGATAAAAGCTTGCGATAAAGCTGCTACCGATCACTTCAATCGACAATCAAAGCACGGATTTCCACCTTCCGAATTAAGGCTTAAAAGCGATTCGCAAATTACGTGTCGCTATTTTAGAACTGACTTAGCAGTGGACGACACCTTCGTTCCATTTTTAACTATTAGTGAAGATACGCGGGCCACGATAATTTTCGAGGGTGAAGATGGAAGAGTTGAGATTCACGAGGTGAATCTCCCTTGATCTAAATACTCGAATTGAACGCCTATTGGTCGAACCGGGAAAGCTATACTTTTAATCGGATCAATTTTCCCCAGAAAGGAACCCCTCCGGCATAGCCAGTGCGCTACGCTGGCCAGCCCCACACAAGGAGCATTACCCATGAGTTTCGAACACATTAAGGTCGTGAAGAGCGTCGACAACGATCACGCCGCCAACAGGTTGTTGGGCGAGGGCTGGGAGCTGTTGGCGGCGACGGGCACCGGCGAGGGTATGCTGTACATCCTGGGGCAGGGAGAGAAGCAGGCAGCGCACGGGATCGAGGTGGTGATCGCCAAGGCTACGACCTTGCAGCCGGTGGAAGAGTAGGCCGCCGCGTTACGAGTAACGCCTTTTATGTAAAAAAGGCCCCTACACCTGATCTGGTGTAGGAGCCTTTTTCCTCGGTACTGAAATACCTAAATCGAGTCCGTCCACCCCATCGCGCTAACAGTCCATTGAATGGACGGATGAGAAACGCTAACAAAAGCTTCGCCTCCATCCAGCATCAGTTCTACTTCCCCCATCTCGCCTGATGCGAAGGCAAGCAATCCTTCCCCATCCCTAGTCGAAATCCTCATCATTAATGGCACTCGTGTGTCTGCGGAGTGCATACGGTAAGCGAGAGAAATATGCGTTGCAGTTGGGGGAGCGAACGCGTCTAACACCATTCGCTGAGTTGGTGTCCACTGTTCTTCTTGCTTCACAGTCGACTGCTCAGCAACTAATTGAGTTTTTCTGAGGGTTTGAAATACGCTTTCCCCTGCCATGCCAGCACCGATATACATCAATATCGTGCCCACTATTGCTACTAATCCACCCGCCACAGCACAGGCAAGTCCAATTAGGTTTAGCTTGTCACCTAACCCCATTGCCATAACTTCTTCCATCGCAAAACCACCTTACTGGCGTGAAGGCGCAGTGTACCGGTCGAATCTAATTCTCTACCAGACGGAGACGGGGTTTGATTGGCGCCGTAAGTGGTCACTGATTCAGCTCAGAGGCGATGACGCTTCTTAAAAGCAACGGTCAAAGCTTTAATGCTAACTGCAGCATCCCAACGACATCCGGCCCGTCCTCATTGATCCACGTTCCGTAATGCTGACGGATCATGTTCCCGTTGGTATGACCCATTTGTTCGGCGATCCAGTCGATCGAAGCTATCCCTGTTGTCAGCAACTGACTGGCGTACGTGTGCCGGCACTGACCAGGCCCGCGATAGCGAACCCCGGCCGCGAGCAAATGAGCCTTGAAGAATCTATCCCGAACCACGAAGTCGCTGACGTGCGGCAAGCCGCTTTTCGTATTCAGGAAGACAAAGTGCAATTTGTGTTGCCGTACGGTCTTGTTATCCCGCTCAACGATATCAACGGTTTCCGCCTTCTTTTTTCGATTCAGCGCATCGATCTTCTGCAACGCATCCCAGGCTGGAGCAAGTAGGCGAACCTTGCGCGTCGATCGCCGGGTTTTCGTCACCCGATAAGCCCCGCGCACCTTTGACCGACGAAACGTCACCGTGCCTTGCTCCAAGTCGACATCCTCCCAGGCCAGGGCGATCGTCTCCGAGACGCGAGGCCCCGCCCATAACATGAACTGAATCATCAACAACTCTTGCGTGCGGCTGGTGGGCGTCTCGAGGATCTGTTTGATCTCTGCCCGGGTGAACGGGTCCGGCGCCTCCGGATCGGGCAGGCGCACCATCAAGCCCTCGGTGGGGTCGTGCGCCACTTTCATTCGGGTGCGATACAACCGGAACACCTGCCGCACGTTGCTGATGATGTCGCGGATGGTCTTGTTCTTGAGGGTTTTGGACAGGGTGCCCTGAATCCATTCCTGCAGGTCCAGGTGATCGATCTGGTTGATTTGGACTTTGCCCCAGCGCGGCCGCACATGGACTTCTGCCTTATTGGCGTAGCCTCGATAGCTTGAGGCCGCGACGCTGTTGGCCTTGATCTTGAGCCACAGGTCCAGGTAGTGGCCAAAGGTGTTTTCGACCAGCTTGGCCGAGTTGGGGAAGTGCCGTGCGTAATCAAATGTGCCGGTCTGGATCTCGTATTCGATGATATCAATCACGCGCCTGGCCTGGGCCACGGTGGCCGCTGTGTTGCCTCCCGGGATGGTTTCCCGGCACTTTTCCCCATTGTGTTGAAAATAGATTCTCACGGAATTACCGCGAGCTTCGACCCCACTCATGTAAACCCCTAACGCTGTGCTGGTGTATCGACAGTCTGACGATCGGAAACAAAAAGGCCCGTTTCCGGGCCAAGTATTGGGAAGCATGTCTTCTGGTGGACGTGGCTTATGGCTTGGGCTTGTGGTCGCGCAGATGGGCATTCTGCCGCTGGCGGCGCCGGCTGCAGGTGCGGTGGTTGCCCTGGGCGCGCCATTTGCCGCACTGGTCGCAAACGCTGGTGTGATCAATGTTCCAGGGAAAGCGCCGTACGCGCGTGAATGCAGGGCGATCAGACATGGCGTGATTCACCCCGTGTGGCGGGGGCGTCGAGCAATAGGCTGACCACGGCAGCATCCCTTTCACTCAGTTCACCCAGGGTGCGGGCCATCTCACTGAGGCTTTCGAGACGGGTTCTTGACTCGGGGGTTTTGTGCACCAGGTAGCCGATGACGGCCGCGCCGATGATCGCGGTGACCACCAGGTGCCGAGCCGGTATGGTAGCCTTCGTGTCGCTGCTGCTTAGGTTCTGTGCTTGCATGCTATAGCCCTCTGTTGTGGTGGGTGTCGGGGAGCTGCAACTCCTCGGCACTGTTTCATTTTGATCAGTCTTTACGGGCCAGGTGGATCACCAGGCCGTCAAATTCCGGCTCATGTTCATGACATGATTGCCACTCCAGTACCCTCAAGATCTGTTGCCGGCTGCAGTCGTCTACCAGGATTTCGCGCTGGCCACCGGCTGCCCGGACTTCCAGGATCTGCAGCAAGCCATCCTCCCCATAAGCACCGGCCTGGACGATCGGCGCGCTTTGCCCTGCGAAGTCCAGACGGTCTAGCACTGACTGCAGCTTGCTGGTTTGGCCGTCGCCGGCACTGCCCATAAACACTTGGATTTGCATCGGTCTTGCTCTCCTTTACGCCTTGAATGTCCAGCACTTGACGGTGGTCGGCCGGGGTTGTGAGCAGGGATTGCGGTGGTTGAAGGCGGCACGCACGGCGCTGTGCACGGCCTTGTTGCTGTCCAGAAACTTGCGGGACCGGGACTCTTTGAGCAGGTCGCGCAAGGTGGCCACGTCGGCCAGCTTCTGTTTGTGTTCGGCGGCGCGCTCGCAGAATTCGTTGAGGTTGATCGCGATCACGGTGGGGTCGCTGCTGTGGTCAACCACCGGGTCTTCGCTCAATGATTCGAGGTAGTCGTAGACCTCCCAAAACTCGGCCACGGCCGCATGGTCGGAACTGATCGAGGCCTGGCGCTCGATGGCCATTCGCACGATCTGGCGCTGGGTGGCGGCGACCTGCGGATCGCTCAGTTTCAGCACCAGGCGCAGGCCGTCCAGCAGCGAAAGCAATTGAGCGTGGTTCTTGCTGATGCGCTCAACACGGATGTAACCGCGCAGGTCATAACCGCAGCTGCTGCAGTTGCCCAGGTCGCTGGCATAGGTGGTGCTGCAGGCGAAACAATTGGTGTGCAAACGGCGCAGCTTTGCTTCGTGTTCGGGCATGCGCTGGGCGAACAGCTCGAGCACCGCGGACTCTTTGCCCACGGCACGCAACAGGAAGTGGCTGAGGGTGCCGCCATCCAAGGCATTGAGTTGATCCGCTGCAGCGCGGCTTTCCGGCGTCACGGTCGGGCGCACAAAATGCAGTTTTACGATGCGCGTCATGATTGCTTCATGCGCGACCACGGCCGCGTTCTGGCTGATCGCGATCGTTCCCCTAAAGGGCGGCTCGTAGGTTTCGTTACCAGCAGTCTTCACGCCCTTTGTGGCGAGGGTGCCGCCACCGTAGAAGTCTTTCAGCTCGTCCCATTCAAAGGTTTTAGCGTGAGCCCGATCATCGCCGTGGCGATCGGCTTCCAGGAACACCACCGGCATGCCGGAGACCTGACCCATCAGGCGAGAACGCCCTGCCTTGGTGGACTTCATCGGGTCGAAGCCTTCATAGCCTTCGCGGCCGAGCAGTTTCCACAACAGGTTCAGCAGGGTGGTTTTGCCGGCGCCGGCTTCACCGGTCGCTTCCAGGAAAGGGAAGGACTGGTAGCGGGCGCGGATCTGCTCACAGAACAGCGAGCCGAAGAAGAACACCAGGGCGACTAAGCCCTGGGCCCCGAAGCAGGTCCACAGCAATTGCACCCACTTTTCGTCAAAACCCTTGGCTTCGCGCTGCAGTTTGATCGGCACACCCTTCTGCAGCGTTTTCAGGCGCAGCTTGCCGAACTCAAAATAGTCTTCGCTGTTGACCTTGTAGGTGATGCCGTCCTTGATCGCGATGTCACCATAGACGTAGCAGGCGTACTCCTTGCTGTAGCCCACGTAGTCGATCGTCGAAACGGTCTTGATGCCGAACAGTTGGTCTTTCATCAGCTTGTCGAGCTGCTGGCCACTGCCGGTAAACATCGCACCGGCCGCCATCCCCAACAGCCGCTTTTTGAATTCGCTCGCGGCCGACAGCTGGCCGCTGGTGAAGGTGTTTTTTACGCTTTCGGAGTCGTGCGGAAAGTCGACGCGCAGGTAGTACCAGGACTCATCCGTGACTTCGTTGCGTTGGAAATACAAGGCTTGCGGGTAGCAGTTGGCGATCTCCACCACACTGCCGGATTGCTGCAGGGCTTTTTCGCGCTGTTGCGACTGGTTGAGCAGTTGGTCGTCGTGATTCTCGCTGTCCTCGATGTCCTGCATCGCCCGGTTGAATTTCTCCATGTCCAGCTTGAACCAGTAGAGACGGCTGCCGAAGCCCAGGTGAAATTCACCGCGCTTGTTCCAGTCGTACATCAGCAGCGCCTTTTCGGCTGCGCTCTCAGCCAGCAGCAATGCGCCCTGGTGGCGGGCTTGCTTGAGATCCGCCGCGATCTGATCGGTTCGCTGGCTTTCGTCGTCGATGAATCCCCAGCGTTGATGCAGGTCGTTCCAGTCAGTCTTGCGGCCGTCACGCAGAGGGATCTGCGCGGCTTCGCAGACAAAGCCCAAGGCACGTGCCTGGCGCACCCAGCGCTTGGTGTACACATGGGCACCGGGTTCGTTATCAAGAGCCCAGACGAGCTTTGGTAGATTGCCCTCTCGACTGCGTGCAAGTGCCCGCAACGATTCCTCGGGGAACGCATTGGAGGACATGGCTGACACGGCGGCGCGATCGTTGTGCACCAGCGCGATTGCGTCAAAGATGCCTTCCACAATCCAGATTTCTTTGACCTCGAGCAGGTCCACGCACGGCGGGCACCACCACACGCCGCGATAGCTTTCACCTGGCTTGAACCGGGCCTTCATTTTCCCGAAGCGGTGTGGCTGGTCGATCAGGCGTTCCCACCAGCCGCCTTTTTCCAAGGCGAAGCGTACGGTGGCGCTGCCGGCATTAAACTCGGCCGAATAAAACGTTTCTTGGGTGAACCACCCTTGAATCAACTCAAGGCGAAAGCCTCGGGCAAACTCCAGGTAGGCGCGTGCAGTCGCGGTAGGGTGTTGATCGGTTGCCGGGGCGCGCTTGCTCCAGTCCTCAAACAGATCGTCGTAGAGTTCTTTCACATGCAGGGTATGGCCGCACTTTTCCGGTCGACCGCAGATGATCATCCACGGCGTATCGAATCGTGAGTACAGCTCTTTCTTCCTGCATTTGGGGCAGGTGCCACCGCGCATGTAGTCCGTGCCGGTACGGTGTTTCAAGCCGTAGTCGGACTGGAGGCGTTGCAGGACGTCGTGACGCAGATCGTCTCTCATGGTTTTTTCACTGTTTTGAGGCTTTGGGTCAGGGCGCCGGAGAGAGCGCCGATCAGGTGTTTGCGAGCGGCCATCACTGGATCGTTGGTGAGGATCGATCCGTGGCGCAGGCCTTCGGGAATCAGGCGGTATTGGTCTGCGTACCAAAGGTCATTGAGGCTGAGACGGTACTGTTCACGCAGGTTGGCCAAGAGCGCCTGAGCTTGATCCGGCGGCAGCTTTGCGTTGATGTTCAGGGCGTTTTCCATCGTCTAACCTCAATTTCGGGCGCAGCTCACCCATACCCACGGGGGTGGGGCAGGCGGGTTTTTTGGTTGGGGGTTACGGTGCGGCTACGCGGAAACGACCGTTGTCTGGTGCGTTGAGAATGCGTTCGTAGATTAGGCTGACCGGGACGGCCCAGGCGTTACCGGTGGCCGGGTCGATGATGACGGTGTGTGTCGACGTGCTGCTGACGATGTCCAGGCGCTGCCGATCGCGAACGGCGGTCATATCGCTGCAGGCCAAATGCACCAGTTTTTCAGCGGTCCGTGTGAGCACGTCATAGTCACTGACCAGGTGCTGCACGGCGCGCTCGAACAACTGTTGATCGTCGCCCAGGTGTTCGCAGTGGTGACGCTCGAGGAAAACAAGCGCGGCGGCTTTGAGCACGTCCTGGTATTCCTGTACTGCCGGTAAATCAATCATTGGAAACCTCGGGTGCTTAGAGTGTCTCTGCCGCTTCGTAGGCAATGTTCAATGGTGTGATTGCATCGCCAATGGCAATCCGGATGTCCGACGCAGAGGCAGTCTCGTTGGCGCTGGAGACGGTTTGTTTTAGTGTGTCCAACCGTTGCTGGGCGATCACCAGCAGTGCACTTAAATAATCCAGGTCTTTATCAAGGAAATTGTTCATGGCGATTCACTCAAAAAAAGATGTTGAAGGATTGATGGTCCGCCTGCAGGACCGATATGACGCGCTGGTAAAGATCATGCAGGGACGAGAAACCACGAAGATGTCCGCAACAAGCGAAGTGCCGGGATTAGCAGTGAAGGCAGAAGACATCCGCTTTGCAGTGGACGACGTTGCTACGGCCTTGAAAGAGATAAAGGCGCGACTCGGTAAAGGTTGAAAACTCCCCATGACTAGCTCCCAACCTTCGCTCTGCTGTGCAACTGAATGACAGCGAGCACTTCGGCATGTCTGGCCGCCAGATGCAGGGAGTCAGCGTGCAGAATCGCTTCGGCCTCGGCTTCGTTAATGGTTCCGTCGTTCAACGCCTCGGCGATGAGGTGGTCGACCGTGCCCTTTTTTGCTGCAGCCTGGACACACCGGGCATACATCTCGACATTGTCCAGTGAATCGGGCTCAGCTACGGGCACGAACATTCCGCCGTACATCGCGGCGATATACTCGGGTAAGAAAGTGGTACCTGCCTCGAGCTCGAGTTGATAGATCTGCGCGTCGGTCAACGGGCTGCTGTTATTGTTTTCGTAGGCGCGGTTATCAAACTTCTTAAGTGACAGACCGATGCGAGCGGCCGCACATTCGCGTCCGCCTGGGTAGGCGCAGATCACTGCGCTGACTGCCTGACGCCGAGTCTTTAGAACTGAGCTCTTCATGTTCTGTTTTCTCCCATGGCCCAGTGCCATTACTCTTCAATCACGCCGTCTTTGATGCCGAGTAACACGGCGGCGCGATGTGCCTCCCCACGGCGACAACGGCTCTGGCCACTCAGCACCGCGTACACGGTGCTGGGGTTCAGATCATGCAATTCAGCAAAGTCTTTCGCGGATTGACCGCGCTTCTCCAGGGCTTCACGTGCTTGTTTGCGGGCTTGCTCAGTGATGCATGTGTTGGGCATAGTGCAATTCCGTGCAGTTTCATGTGGTGTGGAATGCACAATGATGCACTTCGGTGCATTTGTAAATAACCCGGATGAATAATTTTGCATCTTTCTGAAGATATAGGTTCTCGGCTGCAAGAAGAGCGGAAGCGATATGGCATGACGCAGAATCAGGTTGCTGATGCGCTCGGAATTGCTAAGCGGACGCAAGCAAACTATGAGGCGGGAACCAGCGACGCGACGGCGTCCTACCTGAGCAAAGCGGCGAGTCAGATCGGTTTTGATATCCCCTACATTCTCAACGGCGTTCGAACGACCCTTACCCAGGACTCGCTTTCCGAAGTAGAAGATCGGCTGGTTAAGCAGTACAGAAGCATCACTGCATTCGATCAGGAGGCGATCCGTCGTTTCTTGCAAGCCATGGCGGACGATGCCGCTCGCCAAAGGAATTAACCCGTAACAAAGCATGTACGACATTCGTCGCGCCCCCGTTCTAAAGCCAATTTCCGCCCCGATAACGTCGATTCAGCAATGCACTTTATGGAGTAGTAAGCATGTTGGATCGAACGAAAAACGACGGAGTCTACGTTGGAATCCCGGAATTCGAATGGCTCAGCCTGACCAAAATTGAACGTCGGCTTATACGTCTGTACCGCCTGTTGAGTGAGCAGGAGCAACTTCAACTGCGACGAATGTCAGAGCTATTGGCGTCCAATCCAGAAGAAACTGTCGGAAGCTGATAACCCTGTAACCGATCGCCGACCATACCGAGTCGGCGGTTTGCACATCACGCCACCGCCTGCGACCCAAGCTGCTCAAACAGCTCTCGCTGCTTTGCCCTGGGCATATCTCTCAATCGGTCGAACAACATCCTTTCAAATGACTGAGCCGACGGGCTCACCGTGTGTGAAAACGTCAAATTCGCCACCCATGTGTGTCCGCACTTCGCGTCCAGGCACTGGCAATAAAGCTTTGCGAAATCCGTGGACAGCTTCTCTCTAGAAGCGATCCGCCCCTTGTGTCCGCACTTGCATTCAACTCGCATTGTGTCCCTCCCCAGGGCAACCAATCGCCACTATACTGCCACAATATGTAGTGGTAATCTCTTAGCTATGCACTTGATGTAGTGGAATCAACTGCTTCATCTTGCTTCCTCCAGGTGAATCGCCTATCTTCGCGTAGCGTTTCATTCAGCTGATTGAACAACTGACAGATCGGCCGGATCTCGTTGCTGGTGTACACGCGATCGATCTTTTCAATGTCGCCAAAGCCGGCGCTGTTTTCCGGGATGATGCCGGCCAGCGCGGGGTTCATACGCCAGGCGGCGATCACGTCGTTGCGGGTGATGTTCTTGACCTTCTCCAGTTCGTCCTTGGCTTGGAAATCCCCCACGGGGATGATCTGAATCGCCTTTTCGGCGCCGCCCGGGATATTCACGAACATCGAACGGAAGTTACCCACACCCTTGCTCGCGCTGATCTGATCGCGCAGGGACTCTTCGTCTTCCTCGGTCAGGTTCGGGTCGTTGGTGTAGAAGATGTAACCGGCGTGCGCGCCGTTGCTGTAATAGCGACGGCGGAATAGGGTAGCGGCCTCATTGAGTAACAGCGCCTGCATGCCGCCCAGGTAGTCGGGCACGCCGTAAATATTTTGCTCCACGTCGTAGTTCATGACGTGCTCGACTTCATGCTCTTCGAATTCCACCTCTTTGCCGTCCGGCAACAGCATTACAAACCCACCACCAACCCTGACCCGCATGTTGATCGTCGGCAGATGATCCATTTGCAGCACCTGGCCGAAAGCGTTTCGGTTGCGCAAAAAGTACGCTTCGCCGAACACCATGAAATCCAAACCGGCGCGGCTCATGGTCTGAACTGAACAGCCCTCGGAGGCGATGAACTCACGCAGCAACAGATTGCGCTTGAACCCCGGAATGGCGCCGTGGTGAGCGTTGGCGCGCAGCAACTTGGCCAAGCCTTGGCGCGACACCGGCGGCGTGTAGGTCTTGCCGTCGTGAGTGGCGAATACGCCCAGGTAATGCCCGATGTTCTCGGTCAGGACCTGTTCCGGCGCACCGAATGAAAATGCCCGCATCGGACCTGGTGCTGGTTTTTGCGGTTGGTTTTTTGCTGGTTTGCCCATGGGTGCTTGGTCCGCTGAGTGTGTAGCGGCTGCGCCGCTGTTTGTTGGTGTTGAGTGGTTCGTGGGCCAGGGCGTGCATGATTGCCCAGGCGATATCGGCGTGACCGGAGGCATCGGTGCGCGAAGCGCTGTAGGTGACCTGGCCACCGCCGGTGGTGCCACGCTTGATCGTCAGGAACGCCTGAGCGATGTCGTTCCAGCCGGCATCCCACTCGATTCGGCTGCCCTGAATCGTGTCCTGTGCCTTGAGCACCAGGGTGTTTTTGGTTTCGAGGCTGTAGTGGATCGAGGTTGCACGCGGGTAGAAATCGCGCACCAGGTCGAACACGCCGTAACCGATGCCGGTGGTATCGATGCCGATGTGCTGGACGTTGAAGCGCTCGGTGAGTTTCTTGACCTGCTCGGCCTGGTACTTGAACGATTGCCCCCGCCAGCTGTGTTTCTCCAGGATCCGGAACTTGCCGCCGTCCTCGAGCGGCGGGGCGATGACCACGCAGCTGGCATCGTCGCGGGTGCGGCTCGGGTCGTAGCCGATCCACACCGGGCTGTTGCCGAAGGGGCGTGGGTCGTCCGGGTCGTATTCGGTCCACAGCGACAGGTCGGAGTAACAACGCTCAAGGTCGACCAGGGAGAAGGCGCTTTGAGTGCTGTCGATGAACTTGCACATGAACAGCTGCTGAAATTTGTCCTCGTCGTACTCCAGCTGCAGCTGCTCGAGGTCGAACAGATTGCAGCCGCCGGCAATGGCGTCGAGGATGGTGATGACCTTGCGCCATTGCCCGTCCGGACACAGCGTGCCAGCCGCGGCTTGGGCTTCGCTGGGCCACGGATCCTTGGCGTTTTTGCGTTTGCTGTTGCGGAATTTCTCGCCGGTCCAGAACGGGTACGCCTGGTGCGACACCGCGCTCGGCGTGGAAAAGTAGGTTTTGCGCCACTTCTTGTGGGTGGCCATGGCACTGGCGACGGTGTTCAGTTTCTCGAAGTCGCGGATCCAGAAATATTCGTCAACGTAGACGTGGCCATGGTGGCCCTGAGCGGTGCTGCTGTTGGTGCTGAGAAAGCGCAGTTCGGCCCATGGCTTGCCGTTCTTGCTCAGCACGATCGGGTTACCGGTCAGCTCGAGGCCGAACCACTCCTGAGCGAACGACACGATGTAGCTGCGGAAAATCTCCGACTGGGCGCGGCTGGCGGACAGAAATATCTGGTTATCACCGGTGAGCACGGCGTCCATGAACGCTTCGCCGGCGAAGTAGTAGGTCAGGCCTACCTGGCGGCTTTTCAGGATGTTGCGGATCCGCGCCGTCAGCGGGTTCTGTTTGGCGGCAAACAGCTCCTTCTGATAGCCGTACATCTTGCTGATGAACTTGTCGAGGAAGTCGACTTCCGTCAGCTCGCCGACTTCGTTTTTGGCTTTCTTCTCGCGTTTCTTCCCGCCCTTGTCGCCGCGATCGCCTCGGTCCCGACGGTCATTGCGTTGATTGTCTCGGCGATGGCCATCGTCCGCCGGCGGCTCTCCGATCGGCGCTGGCGCCGGTTTCACCGATTGCTTCAGCAACCGTTCGCGAACGGTGGTCAACCGGTCGAGCTCGTCCAGGTCGGCCTTCGTCAGCGACGTGGCTTTGTCCAGGAGGAGGGTGATTCGCCGGCCGACGGCGGTCAGCGGTTCTTCGTCCGACAGCATGTCGTCCCATTCACCCTGGCGGATCCAGTAGTAAACGATCCGGATGTTGGGCAAGGACAGTTGCGCCTGAATTTCACGCGGCTTGCAGCGGCGTAAATAGAGGCGTTTGGCGGCTTCTTTAAGTTCGGGGGCGTATGGCATTGCCGCAGTCTATGCGGCGAAAACGCAGGAAACGCGAGGTTAAAATCCGCGTTCCACCTAGATCGGAGAAATAGGACCAACGCAAAAGTTAACCGTTTGTTAGAGGGCGATCGGCTCCATATCTTGGCGGCTCAAATCACCGATTGAGCGCAGTTATCGCCCATGCCCCGTTCCCTTGTTTCGTTCTGGAAACGTGTCGCCACCAGCGGCCCGACCGTAGATGGCCGCGAGATCCTTCCCCAGGAACTGCGTGATATCGCTGAGACCTACAAAGCCGCCCTTTACACGGCGGTGATCTGGTGCGAGCACGAACGCTGGTACGGCTCCCATGGCACCGTCTTTGCGGTGCGCCTGGTGGAAGAGGGCGACGACCTGGCCCCGGGGCAGATCGCCCTCGAGGCCCAGTTGAAACCGAACGACAAATTGCTGTGGCTCAACGACCAAGGCGAAAAGCTGTTCACCAGCATCGAGATCACCCCCAACTTCGCGAACACCGGTAAAGCCTATCTGACCGGCCTGGCGGTGACCGATGAACCCGCCAGCCTGGGCACTCAAGAACTCTACTTCTCGAAGAAGACCAGCAAGGCCGCGTATTTCGCCGCCTCTCATGAGCTTGGCCCACTACGTGACGAACAGCCGCAAGGCGAGCTGAACAAGTTTGTCGCCTTGTTTTCGGGGTTGCTCAAGCGCTTCGGCATCGAAGAAACCCCCGCATCCCCGCAAACCCCAACCGAGAGCAAACCCCCAATGGATGAAGCTACAGCCAAGGCGATTCAGGCCCTGATCGAGCAGCAGTTGATCGTGACTGCTGGTCTGCAGGCTCTGGTCGACAGTTTTGCCGAGTCAGCACCTGAGCCCGAGCAGCAGCCGATTGATGACGTTCAATCCGCCGTGGACGACATCGTGGCCACCGCCGAGGAAGAAAAAAACCTCAGTCGCCAAAACACTGGCAACAAAGCCGTGTTGGCCAGCATGGCGAAGCTGGAAAAGCAGTTCGCTACGTTGCTGAACACTCCCCAAGGTCGTCAGCTGCCGCGTTCCACCGGGCCAGCCGACATCAAAAAGCGGGTGCTGTGATATGAGCCAACAATCTCTGTCCAATCGCGCGCTGTTGCAATACTCGGCTTTGTGTTTGGCGATCGCCGAGACCTACGCCGTCGACGTGACTCGCCAGTTCAACGTCGAGCCGAGCATTGCCCAGGAACTGAACGACAAGATCACCGAGCGCGCTGATTTCCTCGAGCGCATCAACGTCGTGCCGGTCACTGAAATCAAGGGCCAGAAGGTCATGTTTGGTGTGAATGGTCCCGTGACCAGCCGCACCAACACCAAGACCACCGATCGCGAAGCCAAGGACGTTTCCGACCTGAATGGCGAGGGCTACGAGCTGTTCGCCACCGAATCCGATGTTGGCTTGCCATTCGCCAAGATCGACAGCTGGGCCAAGTTCCCGGACTTCGCCGATCGTTACTCGGCGGCCGTGCAGAAGCAGATTGCCCTCGATCGCATCATGATCGGCTGGCACGGCGTAACGGCCGCTGCTCAGACCGATCTGGCCACGCACCCGATGTTGCAGGACGTCAACAAGGGTTGGCTGCAATTGGCCCGCGAGCAGATCCCCGAGCAGGTCCTGCACGAAGGTGCGACGGCCGGGAAAATCACACTCGGTGCCGGCGGCGATTACGAAAACCTCGACGCCCTGGTGCACGACACCAAGCAGATGATCAGCTCTGTGTTCCGTGATGGCGGCGACCTGGTGGCGATCGTTGGCAGTGACCTGCTGGCATCTGACAAGGCCAAGCTGTATTCGAGCCAGGCCGGCAAACCGACCGAGAAGGAACGGATCGAAAGCGCCCAGGTCATTGCGACCTACGGCGGTCTGCCGACCTTTACCGTGCCGCACTTTCCGGTCAACGCCGTGGTCGTCACCAGCTGGGACAACCTGTCGATCTACTTCCAGGACAGCAGCTGGCGTCGTCACCTGATCGAGAACCCGAAGCGCTCCCGCGTCGAGGATTACAACGGTCGGAACGAAGGCTACGTGATCGAGCAGCTGGAGAAATTCGCGGCCGCTGAAAACGTGGAGTTGATCTGATGAGCCTGGCACTGGCGCACAAGCGCCGCGTTCAAGCCGAAGGCCCTGCAGCTGCTGCACGCGCCGGTGCCGAAGCGGTGGTCTATTCATCCGCCACCGCACTGTCCAGCCCAGCCAACGCCAAGAAGCACCTGAAGTTGATGGAAGACGCATTGGCCCAGGACCTGGAGCGCGTCAGCGCGATCAACAGCCGCGAACTGCGTCAGCAGCTCAAGCGTGACGAGCTGCTGCCCAAGTACCTGGACTATGTGCAGCGCTACCGCGATTCCGGATTGAGTTTCCCGAACTCGGTGGTGATGCAGGTTCTGGTCTGGCTGTTCGACACGGTGCAATTCGAAGCAGGCCTGGACCTGGCGAACTTCGCCATGGAGCAAAACCAGCCAATGCCTGAGCGCTTCAAGCGCGACGTGCCGACCTTTGTCGCGGATGCGGTGATTGAGTGGGCCGAGGCCGAGCAGAAGGCCGGCCGCAGTCCGGAACCGTATGTGTCCGACCTGCTGCCGCGTGTCGATGGCGAATGGCAGCTCACCGAGCAGATCCCGGCCAAGTACCACAAGTTGCTTGGGATCCGCGCCCTGGACGCCAGGGAGTGGACGAAGGCGATCACGCACTTTGAGCGCGCCACTGAACTGCACGCCGCTGTTGGTGTGGGCACACGCCTGGAGGGCGCTCGCAAGGCCCTGGCAAAAGAACTGGCTACCAAAGCCACCGAATAACCCGACTACCCCCCCGGCGAGAAACTGTGGATGTGAGCCAACCATTTATGGCCCTGACCCACTGAAGCAGTTTTCCCGCCCCTATTCGAGTGCCAAGCAATGAGCTTTTCCGGGAAACCCACGACCTTTGTGGAACAGGCGATCGAGAACGACGGCTTCTGGCCGGACCTCTCCGTGGCCGAGTTCCAGAAGGGTTACCGCCTGCCGGCGGAGTACCTGGTAGACATGCTGGCCGCTGAACTGACCACGGCAATGACCGAGGTCAATCGCGATCTGGCCAAGCGCAAAAGCCAATGGCAGAACGTGGGCATCACCACCGTGGAATCTGCGGACAGTACGGTGCTGCCCGAGCGCACATTTCACGTAGCGACGTACAAGCGTGCTGTGTACTGCCGCGCCAAGGCCACTTTGCTGACTCAGTTCGCCACCGTGACCCGTCGTGAAAGTGCGCAGAACACCGGCAAAGAACTGCCCGAACGTGGCGAAGCCTTCCTCGAGTTCAGCCAACAGGCCGTCCGTTCACTGCAGGGCCGTGGCCGCATCACGGCGGCGCTCCTGTGATCAAACTCCGCGCCCTGACCACCTACCTGATCGAGCGCCGGCTTGTGGAGCCTGAACAGCTCGACAGCTGGACCGACCAGGTGAACCTGGAACTGATCTGGAAGCCCGACGTCGGCGGCATGCACATGGGTGACATGCGTTACAGCGCCACGATCGCGCTGGAGCGTTTCGCCGATCACCCGGGGCGTCTGATGGCGTTGGTGGGCAGCTGGCTCGAGAGCAACGACCAGGACCGCGACGATCTGCCGGCGGCGAAGTTCGACATCACCATGCTCGACAACGATCTGGCCGACGTCGACATCACCTTGGAATTCATCGAGCCGCAGTACTTGGCCGAGGATCCTGCAGGCGAGATCGTGGCTTTCGGAAAGACCTGGTCATTCGTGCCGTTTGACCTGTGGGTCGCTGAGCACGGCGAGGTGTCCAGCCATGGCCGGTCGTAGCACTTTCGAGCTCGATGCTCGGGGCTACCTGGGCGTGCGCGAGCAACTGGCGCTGCTGCGCCTGCCGCCGCAGTTGCGCCGGCGTTTGCTGAACAACGTGACCAAGCGCGTGCGGACCATGAGCCGCAAGCGTGTGCGTGACCAGCAGAACCTGGACGGCACTCCGTTCGAAGAGCGCAAGGGCACAGGCAAGGGCAAAAAGAAGATGGAAGCCGGCCTGGCCAAGCTGATGCAGGTCACCCGGGTCAGCGCAGATGAAGCCGAATTGGGCTGGAAAAACGCCCTGACCAGTTGGGTCGCGGCGCAGCAACACAACGGCGTCAGCGAGCGCCGCACGGCTGCCCAGATGAAGCGCTGGAACAACGTGCCCGCCGGCCTGGCAGCCACCGACAAGCAGGCAAAACGCTTACGCCGCCTGGGCTTCAAGGTTCGCCAGGAAGGCAAAAAGGCCCTGACCCGGCCGTCGGTGGCCTGGATTCAAGAACACGTGAACTACGCCAAGGCGGGGCTACTGATCCGCATTCTGGACGACGAAAAAACCGAGAGCAGCGGCGCGCAGAGCTGGGACATCACCTTGCCCAAGCGCCAGTTCATCGGCGTCAGCACCGAACGAGACACCGGCTTGCTGCTGAACCAGGTGCTCCAACAAATCCTTAATTCTCCCCGCTAGCGAGGCACTGCATGGCACTCGGCAAAGTCAGCGTAAACAATCTCAATCTGGGCCAAGGTGCCGTGACTGAGATCGAACGCTATTTCCTTTTCATCGGCACCAGCGCCAAAAACGTCGGCCAACTGCTCGCCCTGAACACCGACAGCGACCTCGACGGCGCCCTGGGCATTCCAGTCAGCGACCTGAAAACCCAGATCACTGCTGCACGCCTCAATGGTGGCGATCGCTGGGCGTGCCTGGCCGCTCCGATCGCTGCAGACGGCGAATGGTCCGTGGCCCTGGAAAAAGCCCAGCAACAAGGCTTTTCCGTTGAGTCGGTGGTGATTACCAAGCCGGTCACCGCCGGCGCGCAACTGTCGGCCATGCATGACGCGGCCGTGTCGCTGAACAACACCTTCGGCCGGCGCGCGTTCGTGATGGCGGCGAGCGCCGGCATCACGCTGCAGCAGACCTGGGATGAATACCTGCTCGAGCAGAAGGCAATCACTGCAGACCTGGCTGCGCCGCGTGTCTTGGTTGTTCCGCAATTGCATGGCAATGACCTGGGCGTGCTGGCCGGTCGATTGGCCGACGCGGCTGTGAGCATTGCCGACAGCCCCATGCGGGTGGCCAGCGGCGCTGTGCTGGGCCTCGGTCCTGTTCCCGTCGATAAGGAAGGCGTGCCACTCCCATCGGCGATCCGCAGCGAACTGGATAAGGCACGCTTCTCCGTATCGCAGACCTATCCCGATTACCCGGGTGTGTTCTGGGGCGACGGCAACATGCTCGATGCACCGGCCAGTGACTTCCAGGTGGTCGAGTACCTGCGCCTGGCCGACAAGGCTGCTCGTCAGGTTCGCCCGCTGCTGATCCGTCGTGTCGGCGATCGCCGCCTGAACAACTCGCCCAACAGCATGGCCGCAGCAATCAGCGCGTTTATGAAGCCGCTGCGCCAGATGGCCAAGTCGACCACCTTCGCCGGCCAGGTGTTCCCGGGGGAAATCGAATCGCCCCAGGACGGCGACATCGTCCTGGTGTGGCACAGCAAAACCAAGGTTGAGATCTACATCAAGATCCGCCCGCTCAACTGCCCGAAAGACCTGACGGCGAACATCGCCCTCGATCTTTCTGACGACAACCAGGAGTAGTCCCCATGACCGCACGTATCGGCGGCAAGAACTTCGATGTGAACCTGGGCGACCTGCAGGTTCATGTCGACAACATCACCCTCGACATCACCGATAACACGGCTGTGGCGCAGAGCAAAGGCGTACCCAACGGGCACGTCGACGGCGACGTCTCGGCCAGCGGCGAGATGGAATTCGACACCAGCAACTTCAACTTGCTGATCGAATCCGCCCGATCGGCTGGGAGCTTTCGCAAGCTGGACACCTTCGACGTGGTGTTCTTCGCGGCCGCTGGCGACGAAGAGCTGCGCGTCGAGGCCTTCGGCTGCAAGTTGAAGGTGTCGAGCCTGTTGGCCATCGATCCCAAAGGCGGCGAGAAGTCCAAGCACAAAGTGCCGTTCGACGTCACCAGCCCGGACTTCATCCGCATCAACGGCGTGCCGTACCTGGACGCTACCGAGATCGAGGGCCTGCGCTGATGGGGGACTGGGTCGACGACGCCAAGTCGATCTCCGAGCTGGAGCGTGAGCGCGTGATCGAGGCCCAGCTCGCCCGACAACGTCCGACAGGGCCGAGCCGTGTTCACTGCCTGGACTGCGAAGAACCGATCCCCGAAAAGCGTCGGGCGGCACCTGGAATCATCCGTTGCACGCCCTGCGAATCCCTTTCTGAGCAAGGAAAACGCCGATGAGCACCATCACCTGGCCGTACTTCGCTGCAGCTGAATTGCGCTGCAAGTGCGGCAAATGCAACAGCACCGGCGCCGAGATGGATCCGGCGTTTATGGCCGAGCTGGTGACCCTGCGTCAGCAGTTTGGCAAGCCGATGGCGCTGAGCAGCGCCTACCGCTGCCCGAAGCACCCGGTGGAAGTGAGCAAGCCTGCACCAGGTGAACACTGCACCGGCCTGGCCGTTGACGTGCGCTGCCGTGGCGAAGACGCCGTGGTGATCCTGCGCCTGGCGATGAACCTGAAGTTCACCCGCTTCGGCATCAGTCAGCGTGGCAACGCTCGTTTCCTTCACCTGGGCATGGCGCCGGCCGGTGGCCGTTTCCCCAGCCCTGCGATCTGGAGCTACTGACATGCACCGCACACGAGTGGTGGCATTTATCGGTGTGCTCGCATTGTTGGCGGGTAACCACATGGACAGATTCACCGATTACTTCGACAGCACTTATGCGGATTACGTGGCCATTGTGGCCGGCGCATATTGCCTTGCGCCGGCAGAGCTACGCAGCACGATGCGTCAGCTCATCGACGCAAATGCGGCTCCGAACAAGATCCGCGTGGAGTGCGCCGCCGATGCCCTTTAGAAGCGACCTGATCGTCAAGGCGGTGAACGGTTCGGCCCTGTGGGATCTGGTCCGGCCGCTGTTCTTTGTGACTGCCAATGGTCGGCCGGTGACGGTGCCAGCCGGCTATCGCACGGATCTGGCCAGCGTACCGCGCCCGGTGTGGTGGCTGGTCCCGCGTGACGATGAACTGGCCCGGCGGCCTGCCGTGGTGCACGACTACATCTACACCAACCTGACCCGCAAATTCACCAAAGCCGAAGCCGACCTGGTGTTTTACGACGCCCTGCTCGAGGAGGGCATGCCCAAGCCTTTGGCCTGGCTGATGTACACCGCCGTCCGGATTGGCGGCCGTGGCAACTGGAGCGCATGAAATGGAGCTTTCATCCATGACCGTGAGCGTACTGCTGATGATCACCGAGCTGGTCCTGACCGGCGTCGCGGGCTTTCAGGTGTACCTCTTCAAACAGATCAGCGCGGCCCGCCGTGAACACCTCGAGTTTCGCATCGAGGTCGCTGAACGATACGTCCGGGCCGAGCACATCGACAAGGCCATGGAAAAGCTGGAAGACCGGCTGGAACAGCGGCTGCAGCACCTTTTTAACCAACCCCCACAACGGAAAAGATCATGAGCGAAACACGCGATATCACCCTGGAAGTCGGCGACAAAGAATTCACTTTCACCCTGACGCCGCAGGACGTGACCAAGTACTTCAACGGTATGACCCAGAACAACAAGGTGGCGCCTGCCAACAACCTGTTGGTCAACACCGTGAAACAGGAACAACGCGCCACGCTGAAGTCACTGCTGGTCAACCCGGTGACGGTCATGCAAATGGCCGGCGCCCTGATGGAAGAGTACGGACCGGACGTTGAAATCATCGTAAAAAAGCCCTCGAGCACGCTGAGCGCCTGAAAGAGGACGGGCTAGGCCAACTGTTGGCCCTGTCCGGTCGCTGGTTTCCTGGTGAAGCGCCCACACCCGAGGTGATGGGCACTGCCAAGTGGCTGGAAGACGAATATTGGCACCGCATGGGGATCGCCGTTGCCAACGGTATCGCCCAGGCATTGAACGGATAAATACGCATGGCTGATCGCGCTGCCCGCCTGGCCTTCATTTTGAGTCTGACCGACAAGGTCACCGCGCCCCTGGGCAAGGTGAAAATGGGTTTCAACGACCTTGCCGAGCAGAGCGAAAAGAACATCAAGACGATGGGCATGGGGCTGGGCGGCATGATCGGCGCCGGCAAGGGCATCACCGAATCATTGGCGCCGGCCTTGGAGATGAACCGTGCCCTGGGCGAGGTCCGATCGCTGGGCGTGGCCGAGGACGCGCTGAATGCATTGAATCGAAAATCCCTGGAGTTCTCCGTGGCCTACGGTGAAAACGCCCGGGATTTTGTCGCGTCGGCGTACAGCATCGAAGGCGCGATCAAGGGCCTCACCGGTGACCAGTTGGCCACCTTCACCAACACCAGCAACCTGTTGGCCAAGGCCACCAAGGGCGATGCGGAAACCATGGGCGCCTACGTGGGCACCATGTACAACCTGTTCAAGGGCCAGGCCGACGCCATGGGCAAAGCTGAGTGGGTTGAAAAACTCGGTGGCCAAACGGCGCTTGCGGTGAAGCTGTTCCGCACCGACGGTGCCCAGCTCAAGGACGCGTTCAAGGAGGTCGGCTCGATCGCCACCACCTTTGGTGTGGACTTGGCTGAGCAGTTCGCGGTGATCGGCTCCCTCAGCAGCACCATGGAAGGCGGGGACGCCGGCGGGATCTACAAGGCGTTTTTCGAAAACATTGGCGCAGCCTCGGAAAAGCTGGGGATGAAGTTCACCGGCCAGAACGGCAAGTTGCTGCCGATGATGGACATCCTTAGCAAGCTCGAGGGCAAGTTCGGCGACCTGAACAGCGCAGACGCCGGCGCCAAGTTGATCGAGGCCTTCGGCGGTGAAGGTGCCCGCGTCATCACCGCGTTGACCAAAGACACCGATCGCCTGCGCAATGGCATGGATCAACTGGGCAAGGTTCGCGGCCTGGAGAACGCCGAGAACATGGCCAAGGCGATGGTGGACCCGTGGCAACAATTCGCGGCTGCCGTCGAAGCGCTGCGCGTGGTGTTTGGTCAGGTGCTGATCCCGATCCTGACTCCGCTGATGAACAAGCTGGTGGCGATCGGCGCGACGCTGACCCGCTGGACGCAGCTGTTCCCGAACATCGCTCGGGTGATTGGCATTGTCACGCTGACGATCTTCGGGATCATCTTCGCAATGTCCGCGTTGACCATGGTAATCGGCATCAGCCGGATGACCTGGCTCGGGTTGGTGACGGTCTGGAAAGTGGTGCAGTTGCTGAACCTGCGCACCGTTGCCGGCTTCGTGCTGCAGAAGCTGGCCATCCTCGCCTACCTGTCCATATTGACGCTGTTCGGCGCGGCCATGCTGGTCGTTCGAGGCGTCATGTTGGCTTGGCAGGCCGCTATCTGGCTGGTCAACGTGGCCCTGACCGCCAACCCGATCGGGGTCATCGTGATGGGCATCGCCGCGCTGGTCGCCATCGTCGCGCTCGCCGTCTATTACTGGGACGAATGGACGGCCGCGCTGATGAACAGCGAGGCCTTCAAGGGGGTCAGCGAGCAATTCAAGGTGCTGTCCGACTGGTTCAACTCCATGGGCGGCTGGTCCGGCATGGCCAAGGGCGCATGGGACAGCATCGTCGGCGTGTTCTACAAGGCCATCAACAGCCTGATCGAGATGATCAACAGCATTCCCGGTGTGAACATCGAAGCGCGTTTTGGCGGCATGCCAGAAGTACCGGGTGCCGACATGGCCATGAACGCGGCCAGCTCCGCCAGTGCCGCGCAGAACACCCAGCAGTCCATCAACTCGGCGATCCCGAGCCTGTCTCCGACACGTGCCTCGGCCGTGCCACCGGGCGGGTTGCTGAGCAGCATTCAGAACAACACCAGCAGCCAGAACAAGGGCACTCACGTGGAGAACCTGACCATTCAGAACAACAAGCCGATGACCCCGCTGGAGATGGAAAACATGGTGAGCATGGCGGTGGGTGGATGAGCGAATACATCGATTTGCTGATCGTCGACAACGACCTGGTGCTCGATCCCTCTCGGCAACCGGTGCTCATCGATGACCGGGCCAGCATCGCCCAGGACATCGCGCACATGATCCGCGACAGCGGCCTGCTGGTGACCCTGGTCGCCGAGCGCAACAGCCTGAAACAGCGCGACTGCATCCAGCGGCTGGAGCTGCTGGTCGAGGCGGATGAACGTCTGGTACCGGGCACGGCACTGATCACCCAGCTCGAGCCCGGGCAGTATCTGGTGACGGCGAAAACCATGAAGTTCGGCACGATCGAGGTAACGGTGTGAGCGACGTCAATTTCAAGCAGGCATTGAGCGATGCCGGCATTCCGACCACCGAGGAAGGTCTGCGCCAGGCGTGGGAAGCGGAAGTGGTCGCCCAGGGCAGCAAGCTGAGCAACACCAGCAGCTGGTCGCCGTTCTGGCGCGTGGTCACCGCGCTGGTGACCAAGCCCGTGATGTGGATCCTCGATTTCTTCATTGCCACGGTGCTGCCGAACTTCTTCGTCAAAACCGCCGTCGATGCCTGGCTGGATATGCTGGCCTGGGGCGTGAACGTCGAGCGCAAGGGCGCAACCAAGGCCCAGGGCTTTTTGCTGTTCACCCGGGTCGCCGCCGGCGGCGCCCTCGAGGTCGCCAAGGGCACAGTGGTGCAGTCGGCCGCGATCAATGGCCACGTTTACCAGTTGGTGACGACAGCGGTCGGCACTTTCACTGACGGCGCCATGCAGCTGCAGATCCCGGTCGAAGCCGTGGACGTCGGCAGCGGCTTCAACTTGGCGCCGGGGTACTACGCCGTGTTGCCGGTGCCGATCCCCGGCATTGCCCAGGTGGCCAACGTCGATGGCTGGTTGACCACGCCCGGGGCGGACAAGGAACCCAACGACGAGCTGCGTCTGCGCGTGCGAAACCAGTTCTCGGCGGTCAACCAATGGCACACCGACGCGGTGTATCGGGCGATGATTTCCGCCTTCCCAGGCGTGCGTCCGGATGGCGTGTATTTCGAGCACGGCGCCCCGCGTGGTCCGGGTAGCGCTAATGCCTTTGTGCTGTTCGATGCGGACGTGCCGGCGGCGACGTACCTGGCGCAAATCAACGCGCACATTCGGGACCAGGGCAACCATGGCCACGGCGATGATCTTCAAGTCATGGTCATGCCCGAGACGCTGCACGCCCTGCGTGTGACGCTCTGGCCGCGTTCGACCTTGACCGCTGCCCAGCGCCAAACCTTGCTGGATGAAACCGCCTTGTTCATTCGTGCGGCCTTTCGTGAAAGCACGAGCAGCGACTACCAGCCGACGCTGACGCTCCCGCAGTCGCGCTTTTCCTTCAGCCGCCTCGGTGAAGAACTGCACCAGCAGTTCCCGGGTATCGAGTCGCTGCACTTCGACAACGACGACATCCTCTCGGAACTGAACATCCCCCGGATCCTGACCCTGGAGGTGCTTATCAATGATTAAGCTCAGCCTGCGTTTCTGGCTCGGCGGCACCGAACTGGAAAAACTCACCGCCGCTGCCCAGTCCTGGTGGGAAAAAGTCGAGGGGTGGTTGCGTTGGCCACTGCTGCAGCTCGACGCCGACACCTGCCACCTGACCGTGCTCGATCTGCTGGCCTGGCAGCGCGATATCACTCGCTTCAAGGGCGAGCCCGAAAGCCTCTACCGGCTGCGGGTCAAGTACGCCTTTATCAACGCTGTCGACGCCGGCAGCACCGCCGGGATGAAGCGCATTCTGCAGCGCCTGGGCGTGGGTTATGTCGAGATCGAGGAGCGACAGCCCGACCGCGACTGGGACGTGGTGCTGCTGCGTTTTTCCGACTCCCAACTGTCGCAGAACCCCGAGCTGTTGCGCGTGCTGATTCAGCAATACGGCCGCACCTGCCGGCGCTATGACTTCTCGACCATCACACCGGTGACGGTAGCCACCGCCATTATCCATTTCCACGACGATCAGCAAACGCTGGTCGCCGGCCTGTAGGAGCCCCCATGGGAGCCAGCATTACCCTTGCAGGTGAAAGCCTGATCGCGCAGAAACTAGCCGCCAATGCGAGCTTGAAAGTGGCCCGCTTCATCTTCGCCAATGTCCCGGGACTGGACACCAGCGTGCCGGTGAATCGCGCTGCAGCTAAGCCTGCAGCAGCGCAGATCGTCCACAGCTATCCGATTCCGGAAGAGAACGCCGGCTATGTGAATCCCAACCAGATCGTGTACAGCGCGCAGATCGGGTCGGATATCGGTGACTGGGACTTCAACTGGATCGGTTTGGAAACGGCCGAAAACGTACTGTTTGCCGTGGCCTACGTGCCAGTGCAGCAGAAGCGACGCAATATCCCGCCGCTGCAGATCGGCAACAACCTGACCCGCAACTTCCTGGTGGTGTTCGACGGTGCCCAGGCGCTGACCGGCGTCACGATCGATGCCAACACCTGGCAGCATGACTTCACTGTGCGCCTGGCCGGCATCGACGAGCGCGAGCGGCAGAGCAACCGTGACGTGTTCGGTCGCGCCTGTTTCTTCGGAAGTTCGCTGCAGGTGGAAAAGGTCGGCAGCGTGTACCAGGTCAAACTGGGCACCGCTTACCTGGAGGGCATTCGTATCGTGAGTTCGGCGGCCGTGCCGATCGTACCGCCGGCGCTGCCGACGACCGCGTGGGTGGATGTGTCGCTGCAGCGCCAACTCAGCGATGTGACGGCGAGCTGGCAAGTGGTGTTCGGTGCAGCCAAAGCCGATTACACCGACACGGCCGGGGTGCGTCACTACTGCATACCACTCGCCGACCTGGTTAACAGCGCGACCATCACCGATCGGCGTTCCGTGGAGCCTATCAATGGCTCCTTGGTCACCCATTTTGCCGCCCGTATCGGGGACTACGCCAACTTGCGTGCCCGGGCGACGACCAAGGACGACGTGCTGTTGGGCAATATCCCCAACGCCATCAGCGACGACGAGAACACCAACAGCAGCGTGATCCTGGCCACCACCAAGGCCGTCAAGTCGGCTACTGCGCTGCTTTGGACGGCCATCGCCAATATCGTGTCGGGGGCTACCGTCGTCGGGAAGGCGACCAAGTTGGCAACCGCCAGGAAAATCACCCTGAGTGGTGCCGTTGTCGGGGAGACCACATTCGACGGCTCTGCCGATGTGACGCTGACGGCTGTCGGCACCGTAGCCACCGAGATCTCCGCCGGTACTGCAGAGATAGCATCCATTACGCGCACCAATGCGGGCGTCAATGACACTGCATTTATCACCCCCAAAAAACTACGCTGGGGCGTCGCCTACAGCCTGGGAATGAATGGCTACATCGTGTTCCCGAGCTGGCTGGGAGGCTTGGTCATCCAGTGGGCGAACATCATGGCCGGCAGTGGATCGACCGACTTTGTGAGCACGGGCAACGCCTTTCCCATCGCCTTTCCCGAAATGGTGTTCGGCATGCTCGCCACCGTCAAACATGGTGCCGCGATCGTAGGTAACTGGGGCTGCTATGGCATCGCCACCAGCACGTCTCAATTCACTGTCGTGATCGACGGTAGTAACTCCGCAACCATCGACCGCAACGCGTTTGTCGTCGCGTTCGGGAAGTAGGCCTAAAGATGACTCGCTATTTCAGCCCCTCGACCCTTGGCACCTACATTGACAGCATTCATATGGCGATTCCGGCAGACGCCGTAATCATCAGTGACGCTCTGTTCGCCGAAGTGGTGACCAATCGTCCGGCAGCCAAACGCCTTGCGCCTGGCCCTGATGGCTTGCCCGTGCTGGTCGATCTCCCGCCACCGACCGAGCAGCAGTTGATCGCGGAGTTCACCAACACGGTGCAAAACTGGATGGACTCCAGTGCCCAGCGGTTCGGTTATGACGATATCGGCAATGCCATCACCTATGCCGAAGAACCGGCGGTGCCCAAGTTTCAGCGTGAAGGGCAGGCGTTTCGTGCGTGGCGGTCGGCCTGTTGGGAGTTTTGTTATGCACAACTCGCAGCCGTAAAAAGCGGTGAGCGGGCAATGCTCACCCCGCAGGATTTGGTCGCTGAACTGCCGCTTTTGGAATTCGCCAATGATTAACCCCTGGGCACCGGTGACCATGCGCTGGCCCGAACAGGCTACCCAGTGGATGGACGGCTTGGGCGCGGCCAAGGATCTGGCCGGCGGCGAGCTGGCCAGTACCGCGTTACGCCTGGCCAGCCTCAACGGAATGACCAGCACCAACCCGGGGCCAGTCGGCGCCGCTGCAGAAAGCGCGATCGCTGCCGGCCGTGCTGCAATGACCCAGCAGATGGGCGAGGCGCCGGCATGCCTGGTGGTGACGCCATTTCAAAGCGGCATTGGTCAGGGTCGAGGAAACCAACGTTTCCTGTCAGCACCGAACCTGCTGCAGCAGCTGGCCAGCAAACTGACCGATGGAACCGACACTGGTCGCCCAACCGGGCCGCAATACGCGCTGTCGCTGCTGTTCCTGGGCACGAACTTCGGCCAGTGGGCCGACACGCTGTCGCGCTTCAATGCGTTGCTGCCGATTCCTGACCTGGTGCGCGCTGAGCGTCGGGCGCGACACCTGTCGACGCTGGAGACGGAAAAGTGGGTGATCCCCAGTTCTGGCCCGTTGCCGCGCTGGCAAACGCTGCCGCTTGAGCGATGCACCGTGGTCAAGGCTGCCAAACAGTCGATGTCGGGCCAACTGGCGGTGCTTGAGGGTTATGCGGCCGACAGTTCGCCAATGGGCGAGCTCGCCGCGTTGGCCACACGCAAGGCAGCCCAGCAGCAAGGCCGTGATCAGCAGTTGAATGACCTTAAGGCGTTGCTCGCCGGCGGAACAGCAGACGGCAGCACGCGCGCACGGCTGATCGGTCCCGGTGATGTCAACGAGCTGCGCCGATCGCTGCTCGAGGGCGATGCCCCGGGGCACGAATGGGTGCTGTCCGCCGGCGTGCTGTTGGTGGGATCGCCGGAAGGGTTGAGCTTTGTGCGCGAATTGGTGGGCCTATGACGTTGCTACTAGACGGCGAGCAGATCCTCGGCAAGAAAATGAAGGTCACCGCCAACCTGCGCATCGAAGCCGATGACATGTCGGGGCAGACCAGCAGCACCGACAAGGGGCACAAGGGATTCAAACCCAAGACCCTGGCGGTCACGCTGATGATCCCCTTTGCGGACAAGGACCAGTTGCGCACGCTGATGCGACTGGCCGAATCCACGGCGAGCGGTGGCCAGCTGAAGAAGTACCGCATCGTCAACGACACCGCCGCCGCGTTCGGCATCCGTGAGGTCGAGTTCGCGGAAGGTGTCAGCGCCCGGGAGGACGACTCGCTCAACGCCTGGCAGGTGCAGTTCACCCTGTCCGAAAAACTCTCCAACCCCGAACGCGTGGAAAACCGCCGTGCCGGCAACAGCGTAGCCAAACAATCCGCACCAGGGCAAGCCGTCGCCGGCGACGGTGCCGGCGGTGCTGATGGCAAAGGCGAGGAACTGTCGGGCTTTGAAGCCACGCTTAAGAAGCTCGACAACTACCTGGGCGGAACGCCGCAATGAGCATGAAGCTGCACAAGGTGCTGACGATCAATGGCACCGTTTACCCGCTGGTCAAAGAGGACGTCCGCCTCGATCTGAAAAGCCCCGGCCGGGCGACGTTCACCATTCAGGCCGGCACCGCTGTAAAGGGCCTGGTGATGCTCGATGTCGGTTACAACGACGCCCCGCTGCAGCGCCACTTCATCGGCTACGTTGAGCGATCGACCACGGCCTCGAGCACCGAGCAGGTATTGGCCTGTCGCGAGCTCGCCGCGATCCTGGCCAACCCACTGCCGCTGAACCTGCGTCATGTGGACCTGCAGGCAGTGCTGGCCGAGATCAGCACGAAGACCGGGCTGCGGTTTCGTGTGCCGGACCAGCCCTATGCGAAGGTCAAGGCACCGTACTTCTATGGACTGGCCACCGGTTACCAGGCGATGGACAGCCTGGCCACGGTGTTCAACATCCCCGACTTTATCTGGCAGCAGCAAGGGGACGGCGAGGTGTTTGTCGGCAGTTGGGCGGACAGCTTCTTTGGCGCCCGGGGACCGCTGCAGCTACCGGCCGAGCTGTTCGACGGCTACCAGAGCAATCAAAGCGCGATGGTCGCGGCCCTTCCCGGGTTGCGACCAGGTGCATCGATCAACCAAGGCGATCGGATCACGTCCGTGACGCTCGCCGGCAACCAGATGGCCATCCGATGGAAGACGCAATCCGCCGCGCAGTAGACCGGCAATTCCCTGAACTGAGTGGCGGTTACCACTTGCCGCGCTTTGGCCGTGTGGTGGCCGTCCCTGATGCGCCTGCAGCGCCTGGACTGTGTGACGACTTCCGGCCACGCTTTGGCGTCGACGTCGAAGTGCTGCTGCCCGATGGCGAACCAGATCCGGACCTTCCGATCCTCCACAGCCTGCCGTTACCGGCACCGATGGGGGGACAGGAAGCCGGCATGTTCGGCTTTCCGGAGGAGGGCACCACCGTAGTGATCAGCTTCGCCTATGGAATGCCAAACAAACCCTTTATCACGCAGATTCTGCCGCACGGCCTGAGCCTGCCCCGGGTGCCGAAAGGCGACCAGGTGTGGCAACACAGCGAAGCCTGCCAGCAACGCGTCGACGCCGAAGGCAACTGGCTGCGCCAGACAGACGGGAAGATCCAGGACAAGGCGATCGAGCGCGAAGTCGAAGCCCTGGACAACACCGAAAGCTTCCAGAATCACACCAGGACGGTGGACGACCATTCGACCGAGTCGGTGGGGGGAATCAAAACGATCGAGGCGCTGGGTGCACTCAAGCTGGCGTCCGGCGGATCCGCGAGCCTGGCGGCGGTGGACGATCTGCACCAAGCCACCGGCCGCGACCTGAACCTGGTGGTGGGGCAGAAGCATAACGCCACGGTGGGTGGCGACATGCAGGAGAAGATCAAAGGATTACGTAGGAGTGTAGCCGGCATAAGCCAGTGCCTGGTGGCGCCGAAAAATCACGTTGGGTCAGAATCGGTGAACATCTTCAAGGTGCTCTGCGACACACTGGATTTGATTGAGCAGATGGCCACCCAGATCTCCGGCCATGTCCACGGTTCCAGTCCAGTACCCGCAAACTCTACGAGTTTCATCGCCGAAGCAACCGAAGCGGCGGTGCTTTCTACATCCCTGAAAGCCATCACATTTTGATAAGAATTTATTTTTTATCGGTAATGGCTTTGATTATTAACTCAATCGGAGTTGCGGGTGTTGAGTCGGGTATTCCGTTAGTTTGTGATGGCCGAAAAAGCGCGTCTAGTACTAATTTCATATCTCCATCGCTCGTCAATTTGCCTTCGTTTGAGAGTGCCAAATAAGTGTTGAGCATCGTCACCCGCTCTTCCGCGTCCTGTCCTAGATGTATGCTTACATTGTATTGGCGTAAGCATAGCCTTAGCAGGACCGATAAGAGCGCTACTAACAGCGCTGCTCCAGTCAAATCGGCAATACCGCTTGCAAAAGCAACTTTTTCAATCGTGCTTGTCGTTTCTGCGACTGTTTTTGACTGCTCTTTTATGTCTGAATCTATTGCGGCATCTGGTTTTTTTTGTGCATTATTAGTCGCTAATACTTGTAGTTCTGCCGGCAAAATTTGGTGTCTTCCAGTAGCAAGCGCAGAAACGCCTCCAAGCGCGTAATATATGATTGGTGATGCAAATGTTAGCAGTATCGTAAATATAACCGCACAGAACCATCTCCACTTTAATTTATCGTGCTGTATTATTTTTTCGCCCCAGTAGGTAGCAGCAGCCTGATAAGCCACCTGTGCATGATATGTGTTGTAGGCGTTTTTCAAGTCGTTCCTTGCTGAATCTCCTGCCAGGGCAGCTTCTTTCCTGACTGCCTCGAAAACCTGTCTGTAGCGTCGAACCCTCCTGCTATGTCTCTTGCTTAGCTTCGTGTTAATACGGCTATACTCATGATTCGTTGCCGTAAGGATTTCATTGGCTGAGTCTTCCGTACGCGCGATACTTTCCAAGGAGTTTGCAGCTGTTTTTTTAAATTCTTCAACAATGTTTGTTAGAGATTTTTTTACATTGCCGATAATGTATTCTGCTGCGTTTATGTGTTGAAAATACAAGTAGTGCGCAAGGTGGTATTCGTAAATTGCCGATTTCCTTAATGCTTCTGACCTGCCGAATGAGTAGTTGTCATTTTTTGCTGAATCGCTTGTTGCAATCTGCAGGGCGTAATAAGCAACTAAGTCTCCGTGCACATGTTTGGTCTGAAATATAAAGGCGCCCAACTCGCCAGTTGACATAACATATTTATCGATTTCTATCGATGATGGGGTTTTAGGGGATGTTTGGGTGTTATATATCGTATCCCTTGCTGCTTGAACATGGGTATAGTAATACTCACTAGCTTCTTGTGACTTAACGTTTTCTAACCATCCCCATCGTTCAAAGTCCGGCATAAAAAAATTGGTTAAGTCGTTTGGTTTTATTTTGTACGACTGGTCGAAAGTGCTTACAGATATCTGATTACCGACGTTCACGGCCATGTGTGCTGCGTCCAAGGGGTTGATCTTTCCGATCCTACAGACCATAGCTGGCCCAAGCTAGTGATATAGGTCAGAGTCAACATCTCTCTTCGCATTCTCTTAACTATTGTCGCCAGCGCATTGACTAGTCCTAACTCCGCCGTCCCCCCCTCCTCGTAGAGCAGTACCGGAATGAGCTGGTTGCATTCGTTGTCCTTGGTCGACTGCTTCTGGTCATCGGTTACATCAGGGGCAGGCGAACCCCTGCACGCCAATCAAATCGGAGTCGGCGAAAAAAAACGACCAGAAAAAGCACTTATCCCCCTCCCGCCGACGGGCTTTGCTTCCGTTTTTTATGCAAATTCGAATGTAGTGCAAATGAGCCTGTAGCCCAGCCGGGCCGTGGGGCTCTGCAGACGATCGGCAATTTCACAGAGTGCAAGGCTTTGCAAAGAAGTGCAGTGGCTTTGCACAAGCGCCACGGGGCGGTAGGGATTGCTCGTGCATGTGAGGTGCCCGGGTTACGGGGACTATGGTTGTGAAAACCGTCTGAAGACGGAGTTTTCGTTTTCCGTACGGTTAGCACCAGGTGCGTTTCTGTGATCGCCGAGCCCAATAGTGAAAGCAGCTGTGAGGCCCAGCCCCTAAGGTTCTCCGGTGTTTTGCACCATTGCACAATGTCACCAAGAAATTTCTGGATGTCAGTGCCGATGTAGAGGGTGCGACAAATGCAAAAAATAGGGGGCGCTTGGCCGTTTTTCAGACGTGGGCTGGGGAAAAGGTAATTTTGGTAATCGGGGGATAGAAATGAGCTACAGCCCTTATCGTGCTTTGCTTTCAGTCATTACCTCAAAGGGTAATTTTAGGTAAGGGGCAGGGTAATATTTTCTGAGGTGCCCTATTTTACTGGGTTTCAGGGCTATGAAGGATTACTCAGTTTAAAGGTAATTTTCTAACCACATACTTACCTCATTATTACCTTCACAAAACCCTATCAACGTCCCGGCTTTAAAGGCTTCTACCGGCAATGCCTCAACGTATTACCAAAATTACCTTTTTCCCATGGGTCAACATAAAACTCAGAAAATGCATGTCGAGACCTCATGCTGCAGCCTGGTGCGTAAATCCATGGGACTGCCATGGGACTGAGATCGCCGACGCAGCCAGGCTGCAGCCCTTATAAACCGGGGGGGTATGCTTCGAAATTCGCGAACGGGTAGTTTCGAATCTCTCCTTCACCGCCAAATTCGATGTAACCAGAACCCCTGATTTCGAAAGAAGTCAGGGGTTTTGTGGTTTCTGGTGCCTCAAAAAAGAAATCGCCGCTCGACAGGGTGGCAATCTGCCAACGCGTGGTATATTGGATCCATTCGTGATCCGGAGCTGAAGCTCCGTAGTAGATTTTTAAAGGAAGTTGAATACGACGTTAGTCTGAAATGCCTTACAACAAGGACGTACACGCGCTGAAGGGAGAAGCGCAAGGGCAAGATCAAATTCTTCTCCACCTCTTTGCGTTTATTTTCCTGGAAACGGTTTGCTTGGGAAAGCTTTGAGGGTGCACATTTTTTTATGAAAAGCGTTTACTTGGTCAGCAATGTATTAAATGGCGGTAAGACTTATGTTGAGTATCTACTGCCAATATTGAATTCTCTTCGTGATCAATATGACTGCACAGTGCTTCAGACAGATAAAGCCGGTATCAGCAAGTACGACGCAGAAAAGGTTCTGAACTATCCAGTTGAAGAAGTAGAACTGGAGTTTATCCTGGCGCTGAGGTCGAAAGTCATCTTCTCGAACGATGCATCAATCGGTCGTCTGCTTGATGTGTCGAACTTCAGTGTTTATGTAGCGCATGGCAATGTCGGCATGCCCACTCAGGATAAATATTATTACTCTGCGTGGATGTCTTTCTGGGATGCGATTGTTTCTTCGTCCAGATCGGGTTTCGATCTTGTTAAAACCGGTCTTGGGTTGTATCGGCGTGACCGGCGTGCATCGCTCATAGCGCCGATAGAAGAGGTGTGGCGATCGGATCTTCGAAACACCAGCGCTGTCTCTGTGCTGCCAGTCAAAGTCCCCGCAATGTTTGAACAACCCCAAGAGCAGGCACGCACCGCCGGAGAATATGTAGTAGGTCTTCTGCCGACCCAGCTTGGAATATGCCCCAATGGCGCCAATCTGTATGAGAACCTGGAAGTTGTCATTAATGCGGTAAAACAGCAGATTCCCCACGCCAGTTTTATTTTGCGACCTTACATGACGGACAGGGAACATCCGGTTGTAATGGATATTTGCAGGCAGCTTTCGCAGTGTGCATGGATTTCCATTGATGAAACCGAAAAAAGCAGTAAAGAATTTTATAATCAATGTGACACCGTGATCACTGACGCCTCTACCGGCGGCGTTTCTTTTATGTTGAGTACGTGCAAGCTTCCGATTTATTACGTCCCCGCTGCCGGTGAGAGCAATCCCATTATTCAGTCCTGGCTGAAGCAAATGGATGGCTTGTTGCCAATCGCCAGAAGCAGCGATGAACTTAAGGATATGGCGCTTGGATTTACCGTGCTTACATCCGAACAAGTTTATTTTATATACAAGAAGTTCTACGAGTCGGAATACAGCGGGCTTTGCCATCCGGATGAAGTGTTTCGAGATCTGGTTGAGAAAGAACACGAGTCTGTTTATTGCCAGTTCATGATCGACTCCTACGGAACAATTAACCAACGACAGGTCAGGCATCCGGAAAGTCTGGCGCAGTGA